GAGCATAGTAACAGTTGCCACATCATCTGGAGATGCCTCAAAGATAAAACCTATCTTTGACATATCTATTCCCTGATTTTCTATACAAGAAATCCAATATGGAAATATCCAATTTCTTTTATATATTGGGCAACCTATTAATAAATCCATAGACATTTTTTATTCAGCAGTCTTTTCTGTAGAAGGATTTTCTATTTTTTTATCTTCTTTAACAGAAGCTTTTGGCTTTTCTGTTTTTACTTCTTCTACTTTTATTTCTTCGACTACAGCTGGAGCGCTCTCTATGTTGTAAGTAATAGTCTCTTCTTCTTCACTATCACCATCTGTTAAGCTCTCAATGATTGCATCTATAATTGGCACTAGATACTCTAATGATAATCTTATTTGACCATTTGTTACTGCTGTTTTGAAATTTTCTAAAACTTCAAATATATTATTTTGTTCCTGTTTTGACATTTGATAAATCCTCTATATCACTAATTAGACCGACATCGTCCTGTATAGTATTATACTCCTCATCCAGCAAACTTTCAATAGTGGAAAGGAATTGATTATCCATTCTCTTTATATTTGGAGAAGTTCTTTTACCAAACTGATTAGCTGGGCGCATTTGGTTGTCTATACCCTTTGTTGCATTTGGAGCATTAGTCTGACCTTTTCCAGCTGGCTTTTGGGCGTTTGGTTTTTTTGTAGCATCTGGTTGAGATATATCTATTACACTTGTACTTTGACTTGAAGGCTTTAAACTTGTATCCTTAAGATTACCAGCTTGCAACATCATGTTACTTGCTTGGATCTGCCCTTGAACAGCTGCATATAACTGAGTCATATCAACTTCTGGATGATCATAACCCAGTGCTGCTCTAGTCTCTGCTAAAGATGCTATATTGTTAACATACTTTTGTATAATGTGAGTTTCTTTTTTGACCTGTGTATCTACGTCTATTTCTTTGAATCTAAAGAAACAACGATCAGACACATCTGTCTCAATCGGATTAACGATTGGATCAAATCCACCTTCAAATAATAATTCATTAAATATGTTCAAACGAATCATATCAGCAAGAAGTCTTTGGTAGTTCTTGATCTTGTCGTAAAGTGCAGTATCTAATCTTTCTGTCATAGATCTGTTTCCACCATTAAGGGTCATGCCCAAGTGATGAGGTGCAACACCAAGACCTATAGCTACTCTTTCCTTGAAGTGATCCATGTACTTGGTTACGTCTAAAGCTTGACCTTCTGAGCCAACAACTGTCACGTCATGTCTATGAGGAAGAATTAACCCACCTTCATTGTTAAGATTTTCTAACTCAAGTGCTGCTTTTTCAATCTCATCAGGCTCAGCAGGTTGCTCTGGTGTTCCAATCTTATATTTGTATAATGGGAACAATTCTCTATGAACCAAGTTCTGTACGTCTTCTTCCATTTGGCGAAGAGCAACAACGTCATCTAAAACATTGGTAACAAAAGGGGTACCAAAAGCTCTACCCGTTTTTCTGTCATAGTGTAAATGTATTACTTGATCAGCCGACCACTCTGGAGCCATTGTGTTTGGAGAAAAAGTATAAGGGTTAGTCTGTTGCTTGTAACGTTTTGGCTTGTTATGCTTATCTCTTAGGATTCTTACTTGCTCAGTAGGAATTAAATAATAGCCAGCAATCGGTGTATCTCCAACCATTGGAGTTATCTTGCCCGGAAAATATTCTGATATATCAGCTCTTGCTTTAACTACAAAAGCATTGCCAAATTTAAGAAGTTGATCGACCACTTCCATGAGGAAATCAGCAAATGGTCTCTTCATTGTTATCTCAAGAAAGTCTATTCTCTGATATAGATAAGCCCTTGCTTCGTGATTCTCAGAAAGGATATCCCATCCTTCTTTCCAGAATAATTCTTTATACTTGTTAAAAGCTTGCTTGACATAAGAGTCAGTATCAACAGCTTGAATAATTCTTTCAAAGTCATAGGCTGAGGGCTCAAAAACCGTTCTTGTATTTACGGTAAGAGCAACACCCCTAAAACCCAGAGCAATGGAAGCAATCCTGATGGATTTACTAAGGCTTCTTACATCGTCTGGCTCAAGGGTTCTTGCTACGAAATCATTTTCATTTTCCACTCTTTGAAATGGAAGATAATCTCTAATGGCCATTTTACGTCCTATGTATATAAATCTAAACTAGACTTAATAGTAGTGTTTTATTTATATATGCTAAAGAATTTAGCTATTATCCTTCATGCCAGCTGCTTCAAAGGTCTTTTGAATAATCAGGTTTTTTACCGCTTCTAACCAAAAGATTGTCTCTGCTTCATTAAAATCGCTCTTATAAGATAGGTTCTTATCTGAAATGTTGATTGAAACTGCGAACTCTTTTGGAGCTTCTACTGAAGTTGTTTCTTCTTCTAAAGTTACTTTTTCTTTTGACATTATTTTGCTTTCTTTTCTAATTTTTCTGGATTAATAAAATCGTCTTGACTAACTTGAAGATGCTGTATCTGAGCTAAAAGCTGCTTGATTGTTGCTTCTTTAATAATAAGATCGTTCATTAACTGATTGACTTTTTCCTGAAAAGTTTGGATAACAAGATTGATATCTAAATTATTTTCTTGCATGTTTTCTCCTGTATAAGAAGTTGGAACAATAATTATACCAGACGAGATTCTAATTCATCAACTTTTATAGAAAGTTGTTCAATTGCCTCTTGTTGCTTACGACATACCTCAAGCAAGAATACCGACATCTTACTATATGTCACAGCAAATGGTACCCCGTCTTTATAATTCACTAACTGCGTCACCCCTGCCTCTTCAACTTGTTCTGCAATAACCCCATATTCCAAGTATCTTTCATCACCCTCTCCCATTTCACTTGTATCTTTATAATAAAAAGTAACAGGTTGAATTGCAAGAATTTTTTTATAGTCAATATCAAGATTATTCACGTTTTCTTTAAATCTTATGCTTGAGGTTGGTGCCACAAGGGTGTTGAAGTCGTTTACGAGAACATCAAGAGTTGGTCGATTACCTACACCTTGACCATACAGACTGGCATCTCTAACGATTCGCATTGTATAACTACCAGTACCATCGCCAAAGTTTACATGAGTTCCAGACGCAGTGAACTTTCCATGCCCTTTTGCATCCGTGTACTCATCATGTTGAAATATACGAGTATTGATTCTATAAGCTCCAATTAGAGTAGTTGAATTACTACCACCATCTTCTGCATTGCCCACAACAGAGATACCACCTGATGAGTCTGCTCTATTAAGGTAGACTGAAGTTGCATAATTACCAAAAATGGTATTAGCACCAATGGTCGTTTTAATTTGTCCACTAGTAGCAAGTTCAATACTTGATGTATAACCACCACCTATTCCTGGATCTAGGCCCGATGCTGTTAATGTTGTGTTGGACAAGGTAAAGGCACCTACCCTTCCACTTGTTGCGGTCAACGCACCGTTGTAGTCAACATTAAATGTACCGTTGTTAAATGACATTAAGGCGTTGTTGTCGTCTATATAAATTCTTGACACTCCACGAGCAGTTCCATCTGGAGCAACAGGCCTAGATTGCACATTAAAATATATACTTCCATCACTTCTTTGAACCCACGCATTCTCCCATCCCGTATTGCCAATTTTAATTCCGGAATAGTTAGCTGAACCATTTATATTGTTTCCAAATTGTGTAGTATTATTGACTCCAGACAAGATCGTCCCAGTAAAAGATCCACTTATAGCAGTAATTGTTCCAGTTATATTTGCACTTGTTGCAGTTAATGCTCCAGCTGGAGTTACTCTAAATTCTGCAGAAGCAAAAGTTTCGCTACCTAAATATATTCCATTTGAATCAGCCTTAAATACATTTTCTCCAGATCCTATAGTCATAGATCCGCCAGTAATAGTTGGACCCGTTATTGCGGCTCCAGATATACTTACGCTACTTGCGGTCAATGCTCCGGCATTTGAAACCTTGAATGGAGCAGCGGCATACGTCCCAGCTCCAGACCACATGTTACCATCAACATCAACATGGAATGAAGAAGTATCTGATCCGCCTATATCTAATGCTGTTCTAATGACTAAGTTGTTGAACTCAGCGTCTCCCAATCCTGTTATCTTCCAACCAAGTTCTCCCTGAGCATAGTTAGAAGATTTAAGAATAGACGTTGCACCATTGAGTGTTATCTCTGCTGCATTGATGGTTCCAGAAGTTATTTTTCCAGCAGTAAGATTAGCGATGTGTGCAGACTTAATTAATGGAGTTGCTGCGGAAGAAGCTATGTTAGTCCAAGCAGAAGCATTCCCAGAAGTATCTATCGATCTTACTTTTGCGTAATAGACAACATTATTAGTTGTAGTAGATCCATCAAAATTTGG